TATTCAAAGACTTAGTTAATCAATTAAGATTGACTTCTGGGAAGGATGTGTAATAAATGAGCCTTCCATATAATGACGAACTTAGTAATATGATTACACCAATAAAAATCCAAATTCCTAAAACAACTGTTGTAAAAGGTGTTACAATGAAAACTTTTGAAGATGACGATGAGATATTTAATGTTTCATGGAAATCCAAAGGTGGAACTGAAAAACAAGTTGATGGAATAGTAGTTGTTGAAGATACGGTAGAAGTAACAAGTTGGTTTAATCCAAAACTTGCTACTAATTGCCGAGTAGTAAATTTGACAACTAATACTGTGTACGAGATATATACGCCTGTTGAGAATGTTGATATGCGTTTCCAATTTTGCAAATTCAAATGTAAGTCTGTAAACGGTGGTGCTTAAAATGGCTAGAAATCGTTGGAAAGTTAATTTAAAACCTATATGGAATATGTTAAATAACTTAGACACGAATATAGAAGAAGCCGCAGAAGCAATCGCTAAAAAAGGTGGAGAACCAGTTAGAGAAGATTTTGAAAAATTCTTTTCTAAAGGCGAAAAAAGCAAATGGTCAGGACACCATGTTACTGGATTAACAAAAGAGGCTATACAAGAAGAAATGACAAACATTCAAGGTAAAATGTCGTATAAGGTAGGATTTAATTGGAAAGAACCTCATGGTTTAGTGCCTATTTTCTTTGAAAGAGGTTCGCCAACAATAACACCAAAAATAAAAATCTTAACTAAGGCTAGAAACGATAAAAGAATAGTGCCTGCTATGGAAAAAGAAACAGAAAAATGGTTAAGAAAACAAGGATTCAAAATTAAGTGAGGTGAAACAGATGGGAAAAGATAAATTAATAGAAGTATTAACTTCGATGGGCTATGTAGAAGGCGAAACAATCCATTTACAAGGTTCATATCCAGCTGGTAAACCTTATCCTGATAGTTTCTTTACATTTTGGAATACGGAAGTTCCAGAGGGTGTCTTTTTAGATAATGAGCCGAATGTTGCGTATTGGTATATGCAATTAAACTTCTACTCAAATAATCCTGTTTTAGTAAATAGTGAAATCGAAAGAGCTAAACCTTTGCTAAAAGAAGCGGGATTCGTAGTAGATGGTAAAGGCGGAGATATATCAAGTGACTTTCCAGCATGGACTGGGAGATACGTTGATTTGATTTTCGTTGAAAAATATAAATAGAAAAGGAGAAATAAAAATTATGAAACAATTTAGAGGTATTAGCGATGTATTTATCGCAGAAGTAGTTACTGATAATGGTGAAGCTTATGAAACTGGTACACCAGAGCGTTTAATGTATGTAGCTCGTGTTGGAAAAGAAGTATCTTCTGATTCAGCAGCATTATATTACGATAATAAAGCTATGGCTGTTATCAATGCAGAAGGTAGTGATGAAATCACATTAGAAGGTTCTGCATTAGAATTAGCTACTTTAGCTAAAATTACTGGTAAAAAATATGATGAAGAAACTGGTATGTTCATGGACACAGAAAGAGAACCTAAATATTTTGCGTTGGGCTATAAGGAAAAGCTATTGGATGGCAGTTATCGCTTTAATTGGCGTTATAAAGGATTATTCGCAATTCCTGCAACTGAATCAAATACTGAAAACGATGGTACAGACAGTAACGGTCAAACAGTTAATTTCAGCGGTGTTTACACAGAACATAGCTTTACTAAAACTAACGGACCTGCTAAGGGTATCGTTGTTAGCGATGAAAAAGCTGATGTTAGCACTTGGTTTGAAGCAGTACAAACACCAGACGATGTTAAAGTTGTTAGTGCTTAGTAATTAATGATTTTTAGGAGGAACGATAATGGAATTAGTATTAAATATATATAGTAACGATAGAGATGAAAAAGGTGAGAGAATAATCGAAAAAACGTATAAGGCAAATTCAGTAGATTTGCTTTATGCTCCAATCGAAGATACCTTAGCAATTATGGAAAATGCAGATTTAACAGATGAGTCTGTATTGACCAAATTAGTATTAACGGGTATGAAGCAAATTAAACCAATTCTAAAAGATGTGTTTATTGGGCTTACTGATGAAGAACTTAAAAAAGCTAGAATTAATGAAATAGTAGCAGTTTTAATTGGTATTCTTTCTGAGGCTCTTACAGGCATCTTATCAAACGAAACCATAAAAAACGTGATAAGGGGGTTGAAGTAAATAATGCTTCAATCCCCATTTTTGAAGCCTTATTCATAAAGACTTACAATGTTTGTCAAATGTTCCCAGCGTTAAATCCGCTGGGAATAAGGCAAACAAAAGCTCGTGAGGTCTTTCTTTTATTTAGAAGAACTGAAAAGATGAACGAGTTACTTAATAAAGAGAAGGCGAAAAAACAAATAGGTACTAATCAAAGTGACGTTATGGATGTTACAGGAATGACGGGCGGTATTTACGATTGGTACTAGAAAGGAGTGAAAAAATGAAAAAACTATTATTAGATATTCAATTTTTTGCTGATGGTAAAGTAGATGCTGGTGTTGAATTTAATTTTAATATTAGCGAAATGCAAAAAAGTTTAAAAGTGTTAAAAAGTGAAGTTTCTCAAAACCAACAAATGTGGAACTCATTTGCGGTTGCTAACGAAAATTGGGAACATACTGCAAATGGTGTTGAACAACGTATGGAAAGCCTAAATTCTTTAATGGAAAAACAAGAAGCCATAGTTGAGAATTTGAAAGCACAACACGCATTATGGGCTACTAAATTAGATGAAAGTAATCCTTCACTTGCGAAAATGGCTGCTAATATAGAAAAAGCTAAAGCAGAATTAGCAAAATCAAATGCAGAATACGAAAAAAACAAAAGCAAATTAATTGAAATTGGTGGCGAATACAAAACTCTTGAAGAAATCTTAGATGATTTCAATAGAGATATAAATATCGCTAATGCTAGTTTTGATAAAGCTACTGTTGGGATGGAAGATTGGTCACGTTCAACAGATGGATTGAAGGCTAAACTTCAACAATTAACTACTGTGGGCAATACTCAGGCTAAAAAAGTTGATATTCTACAAAAAGAATATGATAAATTAGTCGATGCTAAGTTAGAAATGACTAGCGAAGGCAAGAAACTTTTAGCACAATTAACTAAGGAACAAACTGCTCTTGCTAAAACTAACAAAGAATTAGAAGAATATTCAGATGAAACTTATCAAACAAGAGTTAAAATTAAAGAGTTAAAAGATAAAGTTGAAGATTTAACTAAAGAATACAACGATTTAGAGAAACAAGAAGATAAAAACATAGATACTCTTGCTGAAATTAAAGCTGCAATTATTAGAGCTACCAATGAGTATAAAGATTTAGAGAAACAGCTTGATGACGTTGAAGAAGAAAACGAAGATGTTGAAGATTCTAATAAAAAACTTACAGATGGTTTTACCGTTTTAAAAGGTGTTATTTCAAATCTTATTTCTGATGGGATTAGAAGGCTTATAACAGGTTTGGGAGATGTTGCTAGAACAGCGATAAATACTGGTATCGAGTGGGAAAGTTCATTCACAAATATAGTTAAAACAGTAGATGCAACAGAAGATGAATTGCAAACGCTAAAAAAAGGTTTATTGGAACTTTCAACTAATGTGGCAACGCCTGTTAATGAAATAAATGATGTGGCTGCTGCGGCTGGTCAGTTGGGTATTAAAGTTGCGAATATTGAAGGTTTCACAGAAGCTATGATTAAGTTAGGCGATAGTACAAATATGGATGCGACAACTGCTGCAAATGAATTAGCTCGACTTGCAGGAATAACTGGAATGTCACAAACAGATTTTGATAAATTAGGTTCTACGTTGGTTGAATTAGGTAACAATTTACCAACGACAGAAGGCGAAATTACATCAATGGCATTACGTTTAGCTGCTGCGGGTGATGTAGTAGGATTAACAGAAGCAGAAATTTTAGGTTTATCAGCTTCATTGTCAGCTGTTGGTGTAGAAGCTGAAATGGGAGGTACTGCTCTATCAAAAGCGTTGTCTAAGATGAACGTGGCAACAAAAAATGGAGTAGGAAAAATAGATACAATATTAAAAAATTCAGGAATGTCATTCCGAGAATTGGAATTAATGTACGAAAACAATACAACTCAATTTAAAAAATTCGCTACAAGTATCAACATGACTTCTAGTGAACTAGCTACCTTAATAAATGCTAAGGGTGATTTAGAAAGTTTTGCAGAAATAGCAGGCGTAACGGCAGATGAATTTGTGCAAGCCTTTGGCGAAGATGCAATAGGTGCTTTTGATTTATTTATTAAAGGTTTAGGCGATACAAGCGATGCCTCAGAAGATGCTATTACGATGTTATCAAACATGGGAATCACAGAAGTACGTTTAAGAGATGCTTTAACACGTTTAAGTAATTCTGGCGGAGAAATGACAAACACGATAAAAATGGCAACAGATGCTTGGGAAGAAAATAGTGCTTTAACAGAAGAAGCAGAACGAAGATATGAAACATTAAGTAGCAAAATTGTCATGATGAAAAATCAATTAAGTATATTAGCAGTATCAATATACGAAAAGTTTTCAGAGCCATTAAAAGAAGGCGTAGATTCGGTAAAAAGTTCTTTTGCAAAATTAGGGAGAGAACTTGAAGGCAAAGAAGTATCAGAAGCAATAGAGATATTAGCAAAAGGTGTAGGCGATTTAATAAAAGCATTTGCTGAGTTCATATCAAAATGGATACCAAAACTATTAAAAGGCTTAGCGAATTTAGTTAAAAACTGGAAAACGATAAGTAAAGTTTTAGGAACTGTTGTAACAGGTATAATCGCATATAATGTAGCTACTAAAGGTTATTTGGCTGTAACAAAAGGAATAAGTGCGGCAACATTGGCGTATAAGGTTGCTTTGTTGTTAATGCAGGGGGCAACTAAAAAAGCTATCACAGCCCAACTTGGTTTAAATGCGGCACAATTAGCAAATCCGATAGGATTAATAATTGGATTAGTAGCAGCACTATCCGCTGGTTTAATATATTTAGCAGCAAAAACTATTAAAGCGAAAAAAGCTGATACAGAATATACAAAAGAACTTAAAGCCCAAAAAACAGCGTTAGAAGAAGTCACAGAAGCAAGAAAAGAAGAAGCTAATGCTATGGAAGAAAGAAATAAAGCACAACAAGAAGCTATTTCTGATGGATTAGGAGAAGTTGGTCATTTACAAGACTTATGGGATGAGTTACAAAAAATAGTAGATGCTAACGGTAAAATCAAAGATGGTTACCAAGCTAGAGCAGAATTTATTGTAGGTCAATTAAATGATGCACTAGGAACTGAAATTAAACTAAATGATGGTATCATAGAAAGTTATCAAAAAATACAAGGCGAAATAGATAAAACAATACAAAAGAAAAAAGCTATGATTATCTTAGAAGCAAAAGAAGAAGATTATAAAACAGCAGTACAAAATGAAGCAACTTATAGAGAACAAGCTGCTTCGGATGAAGAAGCATACGATAAAGCGAAAGCAGCGAATATAGCAGCGGCAGGTAAATGGGAGTCGGCTCAAGATGAATTAGAAGCTAAATATGCAGAATTGGAAGAAAAATTCGGTCGTTCAAGAGAGAATTGGAATGTTGGTGACAGGATAGTTGCATCGTTTAAAACAAAAGATTTAAAACAAGCTATTGCAGACGCCGAGAAAGAATTTAATGCAGCAAATGATGTGATGAGTGAAGCGGGTAAAGCCTTAAATACATCACGAGATAATTATCAAGAAACTGTTAATGATATTATTGATTATGAAAGCACGAGTGCGAAAATATTAAGCGAAGATTATGGTTCTGTAATTGCAGAACATTCAGGATTAACAACAGATTGGGTAAACACAACAAGCACTAAATTAAAAGATGGAACGCAAGAATGGTTAGGTCATATCAAAACGTACGATAAGGCACTTATTGAAGCTATCGAAAAAGGTGATGCAGATGCTATAAAACTTGCAGAACAAGGATTAGAAAAAGGAAATTCGCAATTAAAAGAAATAGCTGCTTCTTTAGCAGGACAAGTAAGTACAATAGAGGAAATGTCACCAGACGTTCAAGAATCATGGAAGTTATTAGCGGAAAATTCTAAAGGAATATACTTAGAAACAATTAAAACATTAAGTCCTGAACAACAAGCACTTTTATCAGAATTAACAGGTGTAACAGCAACTGGTGGAGCTAATATTACTGCGGAATGGGCTAATATAGCAACTAATTCGTTATATGCTTTAACAGGACAACAAATTTTATTCCAAGATGCTGGTAATGGTTTAGTACAAATGGTAATCAACGGAGTAAATATTGGAGAACCTATGGCAACTGATGCTATGAAAACATTAACATCAAATGTTGTTAAGAAAATAGAAGAAGGCGAAGTAGGAGCAACCGATGCTGGTAAAATGTTAGCAGAAGGCGTTGGAGAAGGTATTAAAGACAAAAAAACAAATGATAACTTATTTATTAAAATAGGAAATTGGGGTAAAAGCGTTCTTGCGAAAATCAAATCAAGTTTACAAGAACACTCACCTTCAAAAGCAACAAGAGAAGATGGTGTCAACTTATTAAAAGGTTTAGGTTTAGGTATTAAGGACGAAGAAGGTACTGTTCTAAAACAAATAGATGACTTTGGTAAAACAGCATTATCAACATTACAAAATAGATTAAGTAATGTAAGAAGTAATCTAAATGGAAGTATTGGATTAAATTCAGATTCATTAAATGAAATCGGACAAATTCAAGGCAAATCAAGTAAGACAGTAGTAATAAATCAAACAAATAATAGTCCAAGAGAATTAAGCCACTTAGAAATATATAGACAAACTAAAAATGCAGCACAGTTAGCAGCAAGGTCATAAAGACGGTGAACGCAAAAGCGTTTACTGTCCTTTTTTTGTTTAGTAAAGGGGCTGAAAAACCATATAATTATTGTAAAAAGTTTTAACAAAGGAAGGGTGATTTTGTGAAAACATATAATTTTAACGGAAAAATAACAGGAGCTGCGGCGAGTCATTATTCACTTAAATTAATAGTTACGGTAGGTGATAGTAATTTAACGACACTTCAAACTCCAATTACAATAAAACTTACAAGAACCTCTGATTCTTATGGTGGAAACTATGGTTATAATAATCCAACTACCGTAAAAATCAATGGAACAACAATGGCAACAGCTACTCCAAAATCAAATCACGATGACGTAACAACGCAAACATTAATAGAAAATTCAGGTATTATATATCATGATGCAGATGGTAAGGTTAGTCATGTTACAATTGGTAGCAATACCGTATCAAACATAACTAATAATACATTTACAGTATCGGCTTCGTTTACGAGTTCATCGCCTAATTTAAGTGGTGGTTCAGTAAGTGGTAGTGTATCAGTAGAATCAATAGATGTAACACCAAACACAATTAGTAGTATCACAACATTTATACTAGGGTTAAGTAATCCAACAATAACAATAAAAAAAGCTAATGCAAATTTTACAACATCGTTATATTATCGAAACTTAAATAATGACTTAGTGTTGATAGTTAGTAAAACAACAGCGACTTCTTATACATGGAATCTAAGTACAAGTTATATTAATGAATTAAAAAAAGCATACAGCACAGGTGGTACTGTAACGGTAGTTGCATACACTTATAGTGGAGATACGGAACTAACAAAGACTTCTACTTTAACGCAAAGTTTCACAGTTCCAAAACCGAACAATATAACAAATATAAGCTCGTTTGTTTTAGGAGAAAGTAACCCAACAATAACTATTAGTAAAACAGATAGTAATTTTACAACAACATTAGAATATGAAGTTGAAGGGGATTTAGGAACTTATACAGGAACAATGGTACAAAAAACAACAGCAACTTCTTATAAATGGGAAATAGATAGTGTTCTTGTAAGTGAATTAGATAGTTTATTTGAATTTTCAAATCAAGGTACATTAACTGTTACTGCAAAAACGTATAGTGGAAATACTTTAATAGAAGGTACTTCAAGTTATAGTCGTACATTTACCATATCAAAAGAAAGACCAAATGAGATATTGAATGTTACCGACTTTATTTTAGGTCAAACTAATCCAACAGTAACATTAAAAAAAGGAGATTCAAGTTTTACAACATCGTTATATGTTGAAAATTGGGTATATAATGAAGCAGAAGGTTATTACGAACAAGATTACGCATTAGTTGCAAGTAAAATAAGTGGCACTACTTATAATTGGGTATTAAATGAAACAGCGAAAGAAATACTTTTACAAAGTTCGTATGGAAAAAAAGCAGAAGGAAGATTATACGCTGAATTTTATAATGGTAGTGATATTATTGCTACTTCATACTTTACGTTTTCATTTACTGTTTCGGACATATATAAACCAGTTGTAACAAATGTTACATTAACAGAATTAAATGAAAAAGTAGCAAATTTGACTGATAAAATAGTAAGGTATCAATCAAGATTAAACGCTGTTATATCAGCTACTGCTGGAAAAAATAGAACAATAGAAACTTATTTAATAAAGTATGGTAATAAAGAAGGAAACGATATAGGTAGTAGTAAAAATTCTTTAATATTAGAAAATGAAATAACTGTTTATATGGATGAAGATAATTACATTACATATACAGATTTGTTGGATTCTTACACTACTTTGCCAGATGGTCATACAACTGTTGCAGAATATACAGCAAAAGTAAGGGATGAAAGAAGTTATTATTCTGATGATTACATAAAAACTACTGGATTTGTACCTTATATTAATTTAACATTAGACAATTATAGTATTGCGAGGTTATCATCAACAAGTGACAGCGTAAAATTAACTGCAAAAGGAAGTTTCTTTGATAGCGATGAATTAGGAAAACAAAATGAGTTAGTAGTTTTTTATAAATATAGAGAAAAAGGAACAACGACATGGCTTAGAGGAACGACATCGATAACTAGAAATAATGGTGTTACATATTCTAATGAAAAATACAACTTAGATATTGTGTTAAAAGAACAATTAGATTATAAAAAATCATGGGAATTTGAAGTATATCTAAACGACTTATTGCTAAATTTACAAATAGCATATACATTAGAAACTGATTTAGTATCATTTGCTAATAATTATATAAATGGAATTGGTAATGGTTATGGATTGATAATTGAAAATGAAGAAGATAATCACATGATTTTAACTAATGATGATGATTTTGCTATTGAATATTTAGATGGGTTTTATTCTTTAGGTGCTACTTTATCAACTGTTAAAATAGGAACAAGAGATGGAGAAAAACTATCAGCAAGAAGCGTAAATAAACGCAATATAGGTATATATTTGTATATCAAAAAGAATGTTAGCGAAAATAGATTATCTTTATATAAGATATTTAAAGCAAAACAAAAAGTAAAAATATCGTATTACAGTAAGAAAAGACAAGTAAGTATAGAAGGGTATGTGGAAGATTTAACAATAACACCTCATCAACAATTAACACAAGCTCAAATAATTATAGTATGTCCTTATCCTTTTTTACGAAATATAGAAGATATAATTGTGGATTTGAGCCAAACAAAAGGGAACTTTTATTTTCCGTTTTATGTTACAGATAATAAAAAAGCTCTTGGCTATAATTTAGAAACAACAGCACGAGAAATACCTAACAACGGTGATTATCCAACAGGTATGTATATAACAATGAAAGCAACGAGTAAAACAACTAATCCATTCATTTTTGATAGCAACAATAACTTCTTCCAATTAGGAACAGCAACTAAACCTTTTGTTATGGAAAGCGGCGATGAATTAAGAATTGATACTGAAAATAAAAAGGTTACGTTGTTATCGAATACAGTTGAAACAAATGTATTTAATTATATAGCTCCAAATTCAAAATGGCTTCAATTACAAGTAGGAAACAACACAATTGATTATAATAATTCTGCAAAAGTAAAAATGGAAGTTATTATTACATACAATAATAAGTATGAAGGTGTATAGTTATGTATGATGAAATTGAATTAATGATATGTGATGAAAATTTTGAAAGAATAGGCGTGATTTACGATTACAGCAGTTTGATATGGAATCCGAAGTATAATGAAGTAGGAGAATTTGAAATATATATCGAAGCAACTCCAGAAAACATAAATTTATTAA